TTATAGCCACGAGTCGTGGCATCAAGGTTGGGTTAAAATCTATGTACACTCAACAATATCTAATAGAAACCAACTGTGGATTGCCCGACGTATCTTGGCGATCTGAGCAGGACTATCCTAGATTTGCTACTTCATCCTAAAAGTAATACGTCCTTTGGTAAGATCGTATGGGCTTACTTCTACTTCTACCTTATCACCTTGAATTATTTTAATTTTATTCTGTTTTATTTTGCCACTGGCATATCCTAGTACGGTATGACCGTTCTCTAGTTTTACTCGAAACATTTGGTTTGGTAATACTTCGGTTACCTCTCCAGTAAATTTTAGTGTGTCCTCTTTAGCCATTCTCTTTGTTTGCTTTCTGTTCTGCTTCTTTAATTATCTCATGGAACATCTCTACAGAAACATTCTTAATGTCTATGTTACGCTCTCGTATGATCTGATCTTGTATCTGTCTTGCTCTTTTATCTTTTTGTGCGTTTTTTGTAAAAAAAGCAAAATCTTTATCACTAAACATCGTTTGTCTCCTCTCTGAATTTATCAAAAGCTTCGATCAATTTGTCGTGTATGTCTCGGAATCCATGATAACCCATGGAGAAATGTGGACTCCCTTGGTCTGTACCACCAATCAATCCAACGTATTTTTTTTGTTCTGTGTCAGCATCTTCAAAAATCTTTTTAGCAATCTCTTTTCCCGAACAGACACAAGGATCCTGTTCGTGCTGTATTACCAACAACGGTTTGTTTATTTCTTTAGAAAAATATTGCATCTTCTTTAATTTATTTTGCCAATTTTTTTGCCAGTAAGGATTCAATAACACCATCCCATGATAACGATCATTGTATTCGTTTAGATCATGTATTTTTGTAATAAGATTGGCAGAACTACAATGCCCCAATAACCACAATTTAGAATCATTTGATGCCCTAATATGATCTAATATGAATTTAAAATCATTAATAAAATATAAAACATTGCCCAGTACAGAAAGAGCAATCGTTTCATTTAAATTTTTATATAATTTTGAAAGTAATTTGATATCTGATTCTCTTTGCCAATTCCAATCTATTTGATAGTTGTGATCCAACATCACTAGATTAATATTTCTTTGCTGACATAAGTGAAAATACGGCCAAATCAATCCTTCTGGAAGTATGGTTGAATCCATGAGATATAATCTCCCATCTCCACTGTTGATCACTGTTAAAGTATCTTTTGCTGTTTCATTGAATAAAGAAATAATTTTGTATTGTCTATGATCAAAATGTAATTCATCTATTTTAAGATTATACTCTTTTTTTAAATTTTCTAAATCTTGTTCATTGATTATATGCCCATGTTCACAAGCGTCTCCATCTTTGCCCGGATTCCCCCAACCTCTTGGACTGGAAGTATCTAAATTAAAATTAATTTTTTCCTTGGGCATCTCGTTCTGCTTTTTCCTGTCTAATTTTTATCATGGATTCTTCCAACGACTTTATAGTTATTTTATTAACTTCTATGCTGGTATCTAATAATCTTTTATAAGCCGACTCGTGATATACTTTGCTCAACCACCAACCTATGACCCCTCCTAAAAATAACAATAATATTATCCCAAACCAAATTGTGTAATTGCCACTCATTTCTTTTCTTTTAATATTTGTTTTGGTGTTTTTGTGCCTGACGTTAACTTACTTAATCTACAACTAAAAAGTTTTTTAGCACCTTTATTGGTTACTATCACTGGTTGCCCATGCTCGTCAATTTTTATGTCTTTGATCTTTGCAACTACGTTGCGGAATCTACCCACTTCCACCGTGTCGCCTACATTGATGTTTATTGTGTAGTTTTTCATTTGCGTAAAAAACGTAAAAACCATGTTGGAAGATAATCAAATCTCATGTAATCAATCATTCTACACTTTTCTGGGTTTCCATTTTTAAAGAATCGATGTAATTTTATATAATATTCTTGGCAATCTTGTGCCCACAGTATATCTTCTCGAATTTTTCGAAAGAGTTTAATCATTATTCTTTTCATTATGATTGTTATTATACACTAATTTTTTAAAATTTCTAGAGTTTTTCACCTTTTTCAAATCCTCTGAATCTTAGGAATCTTGGAAAACGCAATGAATATTCGTCCTCTGCATCTTGATTCTGAGTGACGGCATCCGCTCGCACTTCCACTATCTGTCCTATTAATTTTTTGGTGTCTTTCCAAAATGTCTCACGATCCTCGTCGGTCAATCCTGATCCCACATTGGTTCGTATAAACTTGCCATCATCTGTGCCTTCCACTATGAGAGCTCCCAGCTTGCCAGCATTCCTGCCCGTGCCTTCTTCCACGTCCACCACCTTCAGGCTAACTTCTATGAAAGGTTTTACCTTTAGCCACAGCGAGGATCTCTTGCATTCATATATCCCGTCCTGTGGTTTGATCATTATGCCTTCAAATCCTCGTTCTATACACAATTTGTTATAATCCATAAATTTATCATAGTCTTCGTCTAGATCGAACTTGACACTTTCGATCACCTTGATGCTTGGGCCAAACTGAAATGATTCTAACCATTCTTTTCTCTTCGTCAGTGGCTCTGTGCATTCTCCTCGTTGGAACATGTGCAAAGGCATACAATCAAATAAATTTAATATCGCATCATCGGTTTTGGCATCTCCTTTCCTGTGTATCTGTTTCATTAGGCTTTGAAAATCAGCACTCATTATCTCACCATCAAACACCCAGCTCTGGTCTAACTCGCCCAGCATGTCATCGAATTGAGAATTGATATGTACGAAATTCACTAATTCTTTGCCGTTCCTGCTCATCAATACCACTTCATCCTTTTTTATGTTACAGATGGCTATGACCCTCACACCGTCCAGTTTGGGTTCTACGAATACCTTGCCTTTTAATTTGCTCTCGTGCTTCTTGCTGTCATCGGCCAGCATACATTCAAACACCGGCACTTTGTATTTGGAAAACTTGTTAACAGTTTTCTCAGTTACACCACATCTTAAATCCTTGATCAATATCCTGCGGTACCAGTAATTCCATTCTTCCTGTAGGCTGTCATCGCATAACTTCTGCACTGCCTGTCTTGCGGCATTGCCTGTGAGCAGTCTCTCTTCCAGTTGTCTGATTATCTCTTTGAAATCTCCCCATTCTATGCCTGAGCCATCTTTTTTGCTCTCGGGTACTTGTTTAAGTCCAAATGTCCTTAATTTGTCCATGGCCATCTGCACACCTTCAAAGAACTGCCAGTTGTCGGCTGCCTCTTCGCGAATTATAACAGATTCTTTGAATTTGCGACTGTTATCGCTCTCTAATTCTTTTATGACTTCGTGTGGTTTCATAAACTATAAATTTTAAAATGATCCTCTAGTGTCCAGTTGTGTAAATCAATTTGCTGTCCGCTGGTGGTATAGATTCTGGATTCTATTCCTGCCATTTCATATCTGCGAAATGGTTGCCACCAATTATTGTTAGTGGTGGCCAGGCCTGCCCTTTTTAACATTTGATCTGATCCTGCACTAAGATCCACCATGGGCATCGCAATAATTTGTTGAAACTCTAAATGATTTTCTAAGTAGGCATCGGTTAATAGATTTTGTGGTATTACATGTTCTAACACACGTTCACCATCTAGGTCGTGTTTCTCTACATAATGGCTGCCCACTAGTTCGCTATAAACTTCCTGGGCACGTCTTATGTTTCTATTCATTTGTTTCAATGCTTCGAATCTTTGATTGCCGTGCAACTCTCTGTTATTCAGCATATTTTTTTGTCTTTCTATCTCTTTTTTTAAGAATTCCATGCTATCTTTTAAATCGGGTACATTTTTACTTCTTCGAAATCTAGGCAACGGTGTCCACTCGTTTTGAAGGAAATCAATTTTCTTTTGATCTATCATTTTAATAAGTTTTTAGACAATACTTTGACACATTGTTCGTATCCATTGGTATGCCATGCTATTCTATCTTTGGGTACACCTGTAAACAATGCTATTTTATTAATTTCATTGTCTTTAAGATCCATATCGGATTTCAGGCATAGAGCATAAGGCATAATACCCATACGCATCAATTCTTTGACAGAATGTTGCACTGGCTTGGTTTTAATTTCTCCTGCTGCTCGAAGATACGGTATTGGAACATACATTATTATTCTTACGTTTTCTTTTAGAGTCATCTCCCTCACTGCCTCTATGGCTAATTGGTTTTCTAAGTCTCCCACGTTGCCGCCTATCACTGTGATAGTATTTTTTGCCTTGGTATTAACAATCCATTTTCGAATTTCTTCTGTTATGTGAGGGGTTACTTGCACCGTGCCACCTTTGTAATCTCCGTGGCGTTCTTTCTCCAACACTTCAGATATGATATGTCCTACCGTTTTGTATTCTGCTGTTACTTTTTTTGAGACATTTAAACATGGATCCAAATATTTGTAATCCACCGAACCTTTGATACTTTTCTTTAAATCTTTCGCCAGTCCTACTTTGTCCACTGCCGAGTGTACGCCATTTAATATTATTATGTGTGTCATGCTAGGAATCTAAACTGTGGATGTAGATTGCTATCTAATATACCCACATTAACATTGGCTACAAATGGTGGATGTATTTTTTGTTTTGATTCTTCGCTGGCTTTTAGTTTAAAGACTTCTCTTAAAATATTACACATGGCCACAGGTGCGTCCCAAGAAGTACCTCGAGTGTGTTGCCACTGCAATTTAGCTATTGCGTGTGTGTGCTCAGCGGTGCCCAGTGATGATTTTATAACTTTTAAAAGATCGATCATCCAACCTTCCGGTAACTCATCCAACATGTGATCCACCCTGGCACGTTTGACCATCTCTAATAATCCTATGTATAAACCTTGATCAATTTCCTCTTCCCCGGAATACACAGTTTTTATAGCTGTTAAGATGTTTTTGAGTACATCTCGACCTTCTGCTATTCCTTTCTCAGCATAATCAAAATGACTGAAGAAATAAGGACTATCTCCTTTTAGGTTCTCGCTCTTCCTAACTCTTTTTTCTTCTAGATCAATATTACACTCATCAAAAACAGATTGCATCTTTTGTGCGTTCTTAACTTTGAGATCATCTTTGTCTAAGTCGTTACCGTTTTTCCATCTATATAATAATGTTCTGTGTATGTCTCCCTTGCTGGCTTTGGCTATGCCCGAATCGTTACATATTTCAAATGCTTTGGCGGGGAATGTTAATTCCCCAGTCTCCACCACACAAATAGGAACTTCCTTCACTCCTAACAGAGCCAACACCACCAATCTGTGCTGTCCATCATAGACATAGATTCTATCACTCTCATCGCCTGCTATTTTAACTCCGGCCGCCGGCATGCAGATCCTTGGATCAAATCGATCCAATATTTTGGCCACGTGTTTGTGTTTGATATCTCTCTGTACGGAATAGTCGATCCATATCTGTCCGATTGGTGTCATTATGATGCCCTTAGGGAAGGCAACTCCTGATTGTAAATTTTTTTGTAAATTGTGTTGTGCTCTTTTTTCTAACTCTGGATAACCTTTAATGGTATTGTTGAGTGCAGTCACTACTTCTGGTAACACATCCAAAAGTCTACGTTTTTCACGTTTCTTATTAATCATTATCAAAACTCCTTTAGTTTCTGGCTACTTACGATTTCGTGATCACAATGATCTAACGCAAGTGCCTGATATTTCTTTAATTATAGCACAATTTCGCTATACGTCAACTATACAATCAATCCGCTTTTTGGTGGTGTTTTTATTGGACTAACCGCATTGCTGTATTCTGAAGAAACTTTGTCCATGCATGGCCCGATGGCCACTATCGCTGACTTATTAATTGTGATTCCGTTGTTGCTGTCCATGGTGGGTATGAAAGCACCAAAAGCCAATCCCTGTTGGCTGATCATTATCACCACTGGTCGATCTAGGGTTATTGTTTGTTCGTCTGATCCTTTGATTTTAGCAACCACTTCCTCACCTGTGTTTATTTTGATGGTAACTATTGTATCATTTTCTGGTATGTTCATTTGATTTTTAGATATTTTATTGGGTTTTGTTTATAATCGATTAATTTTTGTTTGAGAGTTTCCACATAAACAACAAAAGGTCCTTGTATTTGTTTGGCTTTTTCATGCAACTTATCTACATCATTGTATAAAGACTCAATTAATGCTTTTTGTTTTATTTCTTTTATTTTAACAGCCATATTTGTAATGCTATTATAATTTCCATATACTGTCAATTATTATGTTTGTTTTTACCAAAAGAATCACTATTTTTGATGTTAGAATTGTAAATTATTTTTATTTGTCAGAAGGTATGTGTGGCAAAACAAATTGTATGCCCAACCAACGAAAGTTTTTGCCACTGTCAGCAAAACTGCAATTGATTCTGGCTGTCCTCACTCGATAAGGATTCAGGGGTTCGATCACCACTCTATCTTCTTCTGTGAATCTCAATGGCGCGGTGGGCCAGCTGTCTCCATCGTTGGTGGTGCACACTATGTTCTTAAGGTTCCTCAATCCTGGCACAAATTCTATCTCTAGATGTGGAGGATTTTTAAATTCCGACATTTTCTTATCTGCAGGCAGGAACTCTAGATAGGGCATGGGCAGTGTGTTCAACACCATTTCAAATCGTTCGGCCTTGCCCCAGTTCTCATTGATGGGGAATCGTGGCAGCTCGAACCAGTCTTTCAGTGTGTCTATCACCCCCGAGTGTTGTCCAAATGCGAATTTGAATCCCAGCTCCTTGACTAATTCTTTGTACTCCGACCCATACTCGCCAAATGGATAGGAGAAATAGATAGGCACATATCCTAGCTCTCTCTGAAAATCTGCATTGGCACGCAATAGATCCTTGCGTATCTCTTCTTTGTCCCAATTCACAATATAATCATGTGAATAACTGTGATGTCCTATGGTGGCCAAACCGGATTCTTTCAATTCTCTTATCTGATCCCAACTCATGTAATTGCGATTCTTCTGATCAATTTCTCGGGTGTTTAGAAAGAGAGTGAAAGGTATCTGTTCTTTCTTCAGTATGGGCCACGCATTCTTATAGAAACTGGCATAGGCATCGTCGATGGTCAACAGCACCCTCTTGCGATCCATGGATACCTTGTATTCCATTATGTCCATGAGTTGATCCATGGATATAAATTCCAAGTTCTTTTTCTTGATGGCGTCGAGCTGTTTCGTGAACTCTCGGATCCTGACGTTGGTAGTGGGGTATCGATTCTCTTCAAATCGATGATACATCAACCCAATCACGCCCTTCTCTTCGCTGGGAGGCAGAGCATGAGACTGTGTAGTATGGATAATAAAAAAGAAAAATAATAATAAAAACCTCATGTTTCTATTATATTTTATATTTTAAAAATGTCAATTATTTTAATAACTCTAGATCAGGCCATTGTTTTAGATCAGGCGCCGTGCTTTTAATTTTCTTTAGATTGTCTGGTAACAGTGGCATGAAGTTAATTCCTGTGGCTTTTTCCACAGTCTCGATACTGGTAGCATATTTGGGTAGATCTCCCACTGGCAATGCCGCGTTTGGAAATATGAAAGCAATAGCATGACCAGTTTTTTTATCCACAATCACTTTAAACAATTTGTCTGGCACTCCCACTTTGTTAGCACCGATAGTTTTACTAGAGTTGCTGTAGATGGTTCCACTCACCACATAAAGATCCATATCATTTTCTAATACCCACTCTCTGACGAAGGTCTCCAATTGTTTCCAAATACCCCTGTTGTTGTTTGGCACTTGTGGCACCATGTTAGATAGGAAGAAGCTCTCACTCATGATCTTTTCATTCTGTGTGTTATCTCCCGCAGGTGCTAGGTGTCCACGATCATATGGTTGTCCAGCATAGTCTGACAGTTGTGCTTGATGTGCTTTTTCAATTGCAGGATCTGGACGGAAATCATCTTTTCTTTTGGCTTTGCCTGACACCGACTCTTTGGTCACATGCTCCACCACATATTCTGCTGTCTTGGTATCAAATCTGTAGTGTATTGCATAATTGGTTTTGCAAAGGTATTGATCATTTGCGTGTATAGAGCTGATCGGTGCTCCTCTCAAAACGAATTGAGGACATTTATCATCGATGGGATTGGCAAAAGCAATCGCTGTTGATAACCATAAGATCAATAAAGATATTCTAATCATGCAGAATACTTATCGCTGTTATTCTAGATAAAAAATATTTTTAATCACCGTATGTGGGTTTTTTATGGTTCTTATACTTGTAAAAGTCGTCTATGATGTCTCTAGCGGCATCATGCCAGTATTGTCCGCTGTCTCTGAGATCTGAGTTCGCACTGCGTAGTTTTTCCATTTTAGCTGTGAGAACTTTTAGTTGCTTTGTTGTGAGAGGTTTACCTTTGCTTGTGATCGCATCGAGCCTGCTGATCACATCATCGATCCATGGACAGGTTATGTCCGGAACACGTGGAGCTTTTTTTCGATGCTTCCTCCAAATTTTGTCTGATTTAGATTTCCTGCCAGTATCGTACCAAGCCATGTTCGCTCCTGTTGTGGCAAATATTTACAATCTAAAAAAAATAATTATGTGGTACTATGATGATTATATGACCATAGAATCAAAGAAAGGATAACTGTCTAGAAATAATTTTATGTCCAGAGAACGATCATCACATTCTGCCAGCAACACTGCGGAGTGTTCGTCCTTGGCTCGCCAATCTGTTATACTATAATGATTCAACCATGGATTCTTATAAGGCTGGAACCAGTCCCTGAATTCTTTTGATAATTTTTTGACTGTTTTGTCTCCCTTGCAGATAACGAACTTTGGTCGTAAAGTCACATGTGGTTTGACCAATTCAAATATTCTCTCGATGTGAGATGGTTCTTTGTCCTCGAAATAGTGTAATGGTGTCTTGCCCAATTCGGCCCATGGCAGATAGATATTGTTTTTTAACATGGCATCTGCATAATGCTCATTGCAGTTAAAAATTTCTGTTAATGGTCCTTCGAGGGTTCCCCAACCTACGTAATGATATAACGTTTTTTCGTACTGTGTTTCCTGTGCATGTATGGCTTGATGAAATTGATAGATTATTTCATTATTTTCTTGTCTGCTCAACCTCTCATGATTTTGCTCATAGGTTTCGTGCAATGCGTTAAGAGATGACTGCTGCGAATAATCCATATCAAAGTATTCTATCCCTGCGAATTGACAATATTCTTTGTGTAAATTTTCTAAAGTACCTTTATGATATCCCGAGGTTTCTGTTTCGCTGGGTTTAATCTTTTGTAAATGCTTTATTTTTTTAATCCACTTGTCAGCAACTATGTTATCGGCAAGAGAATACTGTAAGGATTCGCTCTGTGATTTTGCATTTTTAAAATTTAATTTAATTTTTTTCATTGAGTTCGCTGGTCAAATATTCCACTATTTGTTTAACAGTTTTAATTTCTTTAACATGATCTATACCGTGCCCTACGTATATGTGTCCAGATTTGCCATCTCCGTGCAATCCTTTTTCGAAAGATTTTCCTCTGTTCCAATTACTTTTATCCTGTAAGACATCTTCAATTTTTCCTAATAACAAAGTATTCTGTCCCGTATCTTCGAGTTTAACAGTATTATTTTTATTATTTTTTACCATGGCTTTTTTTGTTTCCATGGATAATGTGCTTTCTTGTGAGGCCGCAAACAATGTGCCTACAGCAACCACCTCTGCACCCTTGTCCAGGTATTCTTTGACCTGCTGAGGAGTACCTACACCCCCATATGGAATCACATTAACATTTGGTGTTAATTTTTTTTGTTCGTTAAACAATTCAATGGTCGGCATCACGCCATTCATTCCAGCAGCATCTGAACCTTTGATACAAAAACATAAATTTTTATTATCTATGGACATACCGTCTGTGGGATCTATTTCGGGTTTCTTAACCCTCCAAAGTATTTTAGCAGGATACATATTTTTAACAATGGCAGAGAAGGCCTTGTTATAATTCTTATCAAATATATCTTTGGCTCTCTCATGGTAATCATCATGTTTAGGTAACGGTTCTATATGGCTGACTTTAAAATTTTTAAGAATACTCATTAATTCGTTATCAAAAAAATCTGCTATACCAATCGCTACCAACACATCAGCTGATCCTGTGGATTTTACAAATTCTTTAAGTGTATCATTAACAAGATCGTAGTTAAATTCTCCATTGTCTAATTTTTTCCAATATTCAATCACAAGACTTGGAAATACACCAGCGTCCCAACAAGCCAATGCTAGTGGTAATTCTGATCCTCCAACCATGGCTGCCTCCAATATAGGAAGCCTAGAATTAAAAAATTTATTCATTGATTACCTTACAAAAATCCCGTATGGCTCTTGCGATCCCTACAGTTCAGACTTTTCTGTTGCCACGTAAGTCATCACCGCCGAGGTAGCTGGTTATTAAGCAGCCAATCTCATTTTAGATCTACCGACTGTTAAGTCAGCGAATCCAAATGCTTTTTTAGTAGCATTTATAACATTGGACCTTTACAGGGTACCTAACTGGTAAACTCCATACAACCTTCATAATACGTCGATTCATATCACCCCCGATAGGGATTACATAAGCCACCAATAATAACTTTGGTGGAGGTGCCGGCATCGAGCCGGGTCCGTTAAAACTATCTTTGTACTTCAACGTTTACGCTGTTATTTAAACATAAGTTGACATCTTTGTCAAATTCTGCTAATTATAGCATCATGAGTACATCAAAAAATAATCCTGGAATTAGACAGGAACAGAAGAAGCGTTACTACAAAGGACAAGAAGTGCGAGCGTCTAAATATGTAGGTAAAGCTGTAGGTCAAGGCACATATATGTCAGCAGCAATCAATGGTGAGTTGATTTGTGATGCAAATGGTAAACCAATGCCTTTCCGTTCTATTCCATGGGACCGCGATTAAAAATAACGATTCTTTCTTGAATAAATATTCATGCAACGCCGCTTCATGCGACGTCGAATAAAAATAGACGCCTGACACGTTGATGTCTTTACCATGGTTGTGCCATGTAACGCCTATCGTATATAATACATTCTGTATTATTAGCAAATAACAAAAATAACATTATAGGAGTATTATTTCATGAAAAGTGGAGTGAATAAAATTGTTGCGGCAAGCACCATCGGAACGATATTGGAATGGTTTGATTTTTTCATCTATGCCAATGCTGCAATTTTGGTTTTTAATAAAGTCTTCTTCCCTCAGGAAGATCCAGTAGTGGGCATGCTTCTAGCACTGATGACCTACGCTGTGGGCATTGTGGCAAGACCGTTTGGGGGAGCATTATTTGGGCACATAGGTGATACCAAGGGTAGAAAATATGCACTGATGCTGAGCACCATGCTGATGGGTCTTTGTACTTTTGCGATAGGATTATTGCCTACCTATAATTCGATTGGTGTTTGGGCAGCCGTGATGTTGGTTGCATTAAGAATATTGCAAGGATTATCGTTTGGTGGAGAGTTCGGTGCTGCCGCATTGATGATTTACGAAAACGTACCAGCAAATAGAAGAGGATTTTATGGTAGTTTCATACAACTAGCAAATCCTGCAGGAATATTTTTAGCTGCTGCTTGTTTTTATCTATTATCACAATTACCTCAAGAAGATTTTATCTCTTGGGGGTGGAGGATACCTTTTCTTGCTAGTGTAATATTGATAGCAATAGGAGGATATATCAGAAGTCAGTTGACAGAAACTCTAATATTTCAACAGATGGTTGCAAAAAAACAATTTGTAAAAAATCCATTTTGGGATATTTTAAAGAACCAACCAAAAAAGTTATTTGTTGCTGCAGGAGTAAAATTAAATGAAGTTACTAACAGTTATTGTATCACTGCTTTTATCATTGCATACGCAACTACGAAACTAGGATTACCTAAGCAGGAATTATTAAATGCTCTAATGATAGCATGTTTAATCTCTATATCTGCTATGCCTTTGTATGGTTACATCTCGGATAAGATTGGTTGCAAGCCAATACTATACGTTGGTTGTATCATTGTGTTATTAATGGCATTTCCTATGTTTGTAATGGTAAACTCTGGCGACTTAAACAGTGTAAAAACTGTGATTATCGCCGGGCACGCATTAGGCACAATGTTGTCATTCGCATTAATGCCATCGTTCTTGCCTAGGTTGTTTGATCAAAAGATAAGAACCACAGGAGTGGGATTCTCATCAAACATTGCTGCTGGTATAGGTGGAGGTTTATTGCCGCTATTGTCCGGATATATGGTTGCTAAGTTTAATAGTACCACAGGAATAAGTGTCATGCTTGTTACCTGTGCTATAGTGAGTGCAATCTGTATCTTCTTAGCAAAAGAAGAAGAATAATTAATGGAACAGTATCAACTGTATAAGTTTTTAGATCTGCCGACTCCACCGGCAGATCTATTGGAAGGTATTGACTTACAAAAAAAACCAGACATGCCTGCGGAAGAAAAAAGAATGGAGTTGGGTATATTTGTACACAGACGATTAAAAAATTGGGGAGACCACGATTATGCTGCCGCCGCTAATATCAGAACCAAGAACGATCAATTTAAAAAATGGGTAGTTGATAATATTAGCAATGATTTTGTGGATGCAGGTATTAACTATACTGTAGTGGTTGAAAAACCCAAAGGATTGCAAAAAGTTAGCACAGGCGCACACACAGACATAACTAGAGATTTTACTTTGATATATCTATTGCAGACCGGGGGAGATGCTCCAACTGTGTTCTGGCAAGAAGAAGGCAAAAGTTTATTACGTCCACCTAAGACACAAGGCACAGATTTTAAGATTTTAAAAGAAGTAGATAGAATCACTATACCATTGCATACCTGGTGTATCATAGATTCAAGAGTATTACACAGTGTAGAGAATTTGGAGAAGAATAGAGTGGCTCTGCAGGTTGGTTTCCTTAAAAATCATTGGGCGAATATATGGCATACCCGCCCAGATACAGGATTGAGAGCATTAGGACCTGATTACAATGACCCCGAATATGATAAAAAATACAGCAATTATTAATAGGCCCGGAGATCGATATGGCTATTATAAAATTGGCAATTTAAAAACTTATAGCAGATATGAGCTCATGGATGAGCATCATGTTTCTCCACAGTCATGGAAATGGAATTATAATGATGAGTTTTTTAGTTCATATAATTGGAGCGATGAACCACGACAGACCATAGATGAATTATATAAAAAGAGAGCCGAGCAACTGAGAAAAAATTATGATTATCTAGTTTTATATTATAGTGGTGGTTATGATAGTGTTAATATGTTATATGCTTTTTTAGATAATAATATAAAATTAGATGAAATTTGCGTGTTTTATAGCAATTATGATACTATTAGTAATCAATACAAAGAATTATCATCAATAACTTGGAAAAAACTAGATGACATTAAAAAAAACTATCCTGATATTAAAATTAGAAAATTTGATTACTCCGACTATTTTTTTAAATGGGATAAGATGGTTAATAATTTAAATCTAGGCAAGGATCTTCTTTATATGTTTGGTTCGGCGTTAAGTGTGAATCATATTGTTACTGATTTATCTTATAGTTATGTGGAAGATTGGAAATTTATAATCTCACATGGAAAAAAATTGGCATGGATTTATGGTGTGGATAAACCTCAATTGAGATATCATGAAGATAGATGGATATTTAATTTTTTTGATGGGTTGATCCAAACTAATATCACACCAATGAGGCAGATGATAGACGATGGTAATATAGGAACTTATGAATTTTTTTATTGGGCTCCCGTCAAAGAATGTGTAGATATATGTATCAAACAGTCACATTTAATAAAGAAAAGTTATTCTAAAAATAAAGAAAATTATTTTAAAAATTTTACTGCGGGGTTTGGCTGGACGACCGATAAAATGTCACGTTCTTTTTTAGATATTATATACCCAAATATTTTTAAATCAAAAGAAGAATTCTATGATATTAAAAATACATCAAATATTTGGGGAAATAGAGATGAATGGTTTTTTAATTCTAAATATCCGGGCAGCGATATACATTGGAAAATGTATCAATCCACATTTATGGATAACAAAAAACATTATAAACGTTGGTACAATGATAACAATTCTATTGAAAGTGGTTTTAGAAATGCTATCAGTCAGGATTATGTAATATGATAGACACTTTTAAATTACAACCAAAATGGAAATTTAATAAAGAAGTGGCCCAAAAGTTTAATCAGCATGCGAGACAGCATATTCCTGATTACGAGAGAGTGTTGGATCTCACAATCAATCTTTGCACACAAAAAGTAAAAAAAAATTCTAATATATTAGAAATAGGCTGTGCCATCGGAGAAACTGTTTCCAGACTGAGCAAAAAAGGCTATAAAAATATACATGCGGTAGACCAAAGTCAAGATATGTTAGATTACTGTCCAAAAGACGCCGCAACTTATTATTGTTCTTCTGATTTTCCTAGAATAGATTTATCATTTGATGCTGTTTTGTGTAACTGGACCTTGCATTTTATAAAAAATAAGATAGATTATTTAAAAAATATCTATGATTCCATGAGTTCAAATGGATTTTTAATTTTATCAGAAAAAACGGAAAACTCGGGATTAGCATTAGAACAATATCATCAATGGAAATCTAGTAATGGTGTTAGTGATGAAGAAATACAGTCAAAGGCAAAATCGCTGGAAGGGGTGTTGTTCGTTGATACTGTCGACTGGTATTTAAAAAATTTAAAATCTATAGGATTTAAAAAAATCTATATTGCCAATTCTACTTGGTGTTTTACTACATTTATTGCTGTAAAAAAATAATTAAAAATTACAACGCATTTGAGCACCAGGTTGCACGGTATCTCGAAGGTCGTGTATTTGATCTGATATGTTCTTTGATTCGTTTTTGTTGGTACCATCGCTTTTTACAGGTGTAGGATCTTTCGGCAGCATGGTAACATTGGGTCCAACCTCACAGCCTTGCTTGGTGCAAGATGTTAATAAAATAATAAAAATTAAAGATAAAACTGTTTTCATGTCTTTATTTACATGACCGATTAAGAAGAAGGGTTGTTTTTTTATCTCAATCCCCACCACAGCAATATCACTGGGATAATGAAATGTTCTGTGATTTCGTAAAGGCATATAAAAAGCAACACCGCTGTGAACCATACGGACTTTTTTGATTTCTTTAATAGGAATGAAAATAATTTTTCATGCCATGCGGTAACTTTATGTGTAATTTTTAATGCTAATATTTGCAGACGACTTTTTTGTTTTTTTGTTTTTTTCATATAATATATTATATAATGTTTAATACCAACTGTCAATTATGACAGTGTTGTGGCTTGTTGACTGTTTAATATTTGATTTTTTATAATTTCTATATCATTATTATTCATATTTTGTAATAATATTTGGCTCTGTCCGTACGTGTTCAGTCCAGTCGTGCTGATACCTAGTACATCGCAACAATCAGCGATGATTTGTCCCACGGTGCGACCTGCGAATGTAACCTTGCCTGTGAATCGTGTATCTTTCGATGCCTTGTAAGACACCGCCTGCAGATTATTAGAATCGGTAACATCGGGCAATCCTTTGATCTTGAGCTCTTGGTTGATGGCTTCCGTGAGATCATTGTTATTAACGAACTTGGGATTGACTTGTTGCAACCTAGATTGATAATTGGAGAAGTAATCTTGCCATGCCGTGTTACCTGCTGTGTTGGCTATTAATTTCGCTATATCACTATTAGAAGCCATGCCTTGATATTTGATGGTGTTTATCAACCCAGTGCTATAAGTGTTTATCGAAGATAGATTATTGAATTCTAAATCTAATTGATAATTGATGGCATTTCTATCAACTAATAATTTATTTTTTAAATTTACATAAGCAGGATCGCTTAATTTGTCATTGAAAGCATCGGCTGCTGATTTAAAAGTATTCAACAGAGAATATAATGTGGTGGAATCATAGGCTGTGCTGTCGGCCAGCGTTTGTACATAGTTGGCTATCCCCGTCGCGGCATTGCTATAATTCGTTTCCTCGGCCAATCCTATGGCATGTATTTTTTCCACTGTGCTCTGTATCTCTATTATGTACTGGTCTAATGTGCCAGCCACACTGCCAAAATGATCGTTGATTCCTTTATTAGATGTGCCAGCATGTGTGCCGTAAAGATATTGATGAGCTCCTTGCATGCCATTGACCAAAGAAAGATGATCTAAAAATGAGCCCGATCCCTGTCCGGGTATTAGTTCTTGTCCTAGCTGTCCAGTTAATATAGCATTGGTATGATTTTTAAGATTTAATAGATATCTGCCTATGTTGAGATATCCTTGTGTTTCCATTGTATTATAAATGTCCGAGGCCTGTGATGCAGTGATAACTGTGCTCTGTCCTACTTGTTGGGCCACGTTGTATGTAGGAATCACAAAATTGATATTGGCATTGTTAATCAATGACACAATTTTATTATTAGAAAAACCAGGATCAGAATTGGCCACTGAAGATAATCCTTGTAACACAGTCATTATTATGATCCTACACTTTCGCCACCGGCTGCCCAACCAGTGCCTGGAGCATTGACTCCCAGAGTACTAGCGGTAAAATTAGCAAGACCTGGCAATCCAAGGCTGTCTATCTGATACACTGTGCTCAGACCAAAATCTGCGGGTAATACTGACCCAATTATAGCAGCCCAGTTGGGTTTTAAATGCGGAGTGTTGGCATCACCTAATCGACACACGCCAATACCATTGGAAAATACTCGGTCAGATCCTTCAGACATGCTCATGGGTGTACAGTGTATAGTGTTGGCATCTCCTATCCTGGCCACTGGTATGCCGTTAGCAAATACGGAATCGGATCCCTCGGATATAGAGGTACAGGTAGGGTCGCCCTGTCGAGCGATGCTCAGGCCATCAGAAAAAACATTCTGTGATCCTGCAACCACGTGTCCTATATCAGGTAAACATTTCATTGCCATGATGACAATATTTATGGTGATTTATAAACGGCTATTATAACTTAAACTTCTTAAACTCGTCTTTTTTGATATCTTGCTTGATGCCACCGATGATATAACTTTCTATTTCTGTCTCCTGAGGGGCTACTTGCATGCCTTTAGAACTTAACCAATGCTGTGTCCATGGTAGTGGATTTTGATTACCAGGTATGTCAAATTCGGGTTCAAAGCCCAGTGCTTTTAATCGTTTGTTGGCAGTGTATTCCACATACTGTCCTAATAGTTTCTCATTCAATCCTATGATAGAACCATCCTTGAATAGATGCTTGGACCAGGCCTTTTCTTCTTCCACACAAGCATGGAACATCTCAATAACTTTTTTATCCTGGCCTTTCATTACTCGTAACATTTCCTTGTCGTCCCCTTTTTGCCATGCCTTGATCACATGAGTGGTTAGATTCAAATGTGTGGCCTCATCTCTAGCAATCAATGAAAGTATCTTGGCAGAACCTTCCATCAATTTCAGTTCTCCAAATGCAAATGTGCAGGCAAATGATACATAGAATCTTAATCCTTCCAACAGATTCACATTGATCATGGCAAGATATAATTGCTTCTTCAACTCCTCCACACTGCCTTTGCCATTCACTGTGTATTGTAATGCCAATTCACCAAAGTGATCATAGTTCTCAGTTACGGATACTGCTCTTTTTAAGATCTCTTTGTCGTTTAATATAGTATCAAATACTTCCGATGGGTCTGAGTACACGTTCTTCATTATGTGTGTGTAGGCTCGCGAGTGTATGGTTTCAAAAAAATCCCAGGTCACAATACAACCTTCTAATTCTGGATTAGAGCAATAAGGCAGGAAATTCAAACAAGGCCCCCTACCTTGCACAGAATCTAACAGTGTTTGATATTTTAAATTGCTGGTGAATATGTGTTTCTGTTCGGGACGAAAGTTAGCATAGTCTGAACGATCTTTTTGCAGTGATACTTCTTCGGGCCTCCAGAAATAACCCAGCATGGTTTGATTTAATTTATCGAACTGTGGATATTTAAAAACGTCATATCTCTGTATAGACTGATCTTCTCCAAAGAACATTGGCTCCTTGCTCCAGTCGACTTGATTTCTGTTGAATACTGTTTTAGTCATGTGTTACAAATTATATGTAGGGCGAGCTGGAAAAATTAACCAGCAAGCGATATACGCCCAAAACGTGATACCCCAGAACAAACTGCCGATCACAAATGCAAAACGTAAACCGTTTTTGTTCAAATTTAACTTGTGTGCCAATCCTGAACAAACTCCAGCAAATACTTTGTCATCACTGCTTCTATAAACGATGTTGTCTTTTTGTTTCTTCATATGTTATATTTTAAACTATTTTTATTTATTGTCAATATTAGATTGTACAAGCATCGCAATTTTCCGGATCTTCTTTAGCAATATTTAACAATTCTACTTCTTCGCCCACATCTCTAACATGTATGGGTTCAATGCCCGATGGTTGTAGATCTTCTTCTTCGCCTTTGAAGTCATAGGTATTTTGGTAATAAGAAGTCTTCCAACCATATTTGTAAGCAGTCAACATATCAGTGGCCATCACCGACAGTGGCACTTCATTGTTTTCATAGTTGAGTGGATTGTAACTCCAGTTGCCTGATATGGCCTGGTCAAAATATTTCTGCATCATGGCAACAATCTTGATGTAACCTTCATTGCTCTTCATGTCCCACAATAGAGTGTAGGAATTTTTTAATTTTGGATAACCTGGCACTATCTGTTTCAGAGGACCTTTTTTACTTTTCTTCACAGATAGTATAGCTCGTGGTGGCTCGATACCATTGGTCTCATTGGAAACCACAGAAGAGCTTTCACTCGGCATCTGTGCTGACAATGTGGAATGCCTTAAACCATGTTTGGCAATGTCTTTTCTCAACGATTCCCAAGCCATTCTTGTTTTGTGTGGCACGATCTCATCAATTTCTTTCTTGTAATGATCTATTGGTAACAATCCATCTGCATATTTGGTCCTATCAAATGCTGTACACTTGCCTTTTTCCTCTGCAAGAGTGCAACTGGCTCTTAGTAGATAGTATTGGAATGCCTCTGTTAGACGATCCACTGCTTCCCATGCTTTGGGATCACTGTATTTTAGGTCCAATTTGGCAAGATAATGTGCCAAACCAATGTAACCTATGCCTAACGAACGTCTTGCTTTGGTGGATACTTCCGCGGCTTTGACTGGATAGTCTTGATACTCTATAATTTCATCCAGCGCTCTCACTGCTAGATCACACACAGATTCTAATTCACTTAAATCATTGATGGCACCCACATTGATAGCACTCAATATACATAGAGCAATCTCTCCATTGATATCGTCTATGTGCTGTATAGGTTTGGTGGGCAGTGTGATCTCTTGGCAGAGATTACTCATGGAAACTTTATCTTTAAAAGAAGAGTGTGAATTACAATGATCCAAATTCATTATGTAGATTCTCCCTGTTTCTGCTCGTTCTTTCAACAGGTCAAAAAATAACTCTTGTGCTGGTATAGTTTTTCTAGGTGTTTCTTTATCCGCCTCGTATTTTCGATATAATTCATCAAATCTATCTGTGCCGAATGCATCATACAATCCAGGCACATCGTGAGGAGAGAACAGAGTGATATCTTCTTCTCGGATAAATCTCTCATAGAATAATTTAGATATCTGTATAGAATAATCCATTCTTCGCACTCGATTGTCTTCGGTACCTTTATTGTTCTTTAACACCAGGATGTCTTCGATCTCTGAGTGCCAGATGGGGAAGTGTACAGTGGCATTGCCACCTCTCACTCCATTCTGTGTGCAACATCTCACCGTGCTTTCAAATTTCTTAAGGAATGGAATCACTCCTGTGTGCTGTACTTCTCCACCTCTTATCTTGGAGTTGATCCCCCTGATCCTGCCAGAGTTGATGCCAATGCCCGCACGCCTTGCCACATAGAGTCCAATAGCCATGTCACTGCTGAAAATAGAAGAAAGAGTGTCGTCGCTGTCAACAAGCACACAGCTAGCAAACTGACGAATAGGAGTTCTGACACCAGCCATGACAGGCGTTGGAATGTTGATTTTATGCGTTGAGATCGCATCATAATATTTTTTAACATAGGTCATCCTTTTGTTTTTTGGGTAATCCGCGAACAGGGTAGCGGCAATCATCATGTACATGTCTTGTGGTGTCTCGAACAACTGTCCAGAGCTCCTGTCCTGCACTAGATATTTGTCCACTATCTGTCTCAATCCAGCATAGGTAAAGTTAAGGTCTCGGTCTCTTCTTATCCAGGTATTGAGTTTCTTAATTTCTGTTTTGTTGTACTTGTCCACAATCGCTTTGTCATACACGCCCGATCGAATGTTTCTCAGTATCAATTTTAATAGAGGTATGTACTCGTACTGTCCATGTGCTTCTTTACGAATATCATAACTCAATAAACGGGCCGCGGCATACTGATAATTGGGTGCATCTAGGGTGATTAAATCGTTGGCGGATCTTACCAAAATATTTTGAATGTCTTTGCTGCTCATGCCATCATAGAATTGTATGTTGGCATTCATTTCTATCAGCGATGCTGATACGCCACTTAACTCTTCGCAGGCTTCTTCCACAACGAAATGTATCTTGTTGATGTCTAATGGCTCTAATCTTCCGTCTCTCTTCTTGACTCTGATGGTGGAAGTGTTAGCCTGTGTCATGGTTTTATCTTTGATCTCTGATTTTTTTACTGTTTGACTAAGCATATTTATCTAAAAAATTCTTATAAGGATTATTACGTTAATTTTAATCAATTATAAAGGTAAAAAAACGTTTTGTCTATGGAAGAAATTTTAATTTTTTTACAACCGCAAGTATGAAAGTATATATTTTTCTAATAATTGGTATTGTTCCAGATCATGATGATGCATGTAAGGATCGGTATTAGACTTTTTTTCAGAATCCTGCAGTGATTCCCACATAAAATGATTACCACAAAAATTAAAGATATCAATTATTTTTTTATTTTGATTTAAAAATTTAATTTTTTCAAATCCTTGATAACCAATCAAATGATCGGTCGTGAAATTATTGCAAATATCGAACATAAGATAATCAACTTTCCTAGAATCTAAAAAACCACACAAAGCAATCATGTCGGTAAAAGCTCTATCATAATAAGTTCTTATGTTGGGTATGGATGCGTAATACAAATCTGATAATTCTTCTAACCTTTTAAAGTCAACGTCTGTGGATATTTTGTCTTTCTGTAAATATTCTCGGATTTGCATAGGATACCAAGTACCATCTAACACGTCGTCTTTGCGAGCTATGGACAATTCCCATCTGGTACAGAGAGTTATAGGAATCAGGACAAAGGTTGGATCTCCGTTCTGTGCTATCCATTCTATGGTGCTTCTTACTGTGCGAGGTAAACTGGTACCATCTTTGCCGATATTTACTGCTATATCACAACCCATGGATTTAACAAAAGAATCTTCAGGCTTCCAGATGCGTGCGAAACTGCAACCATTTATTAATAATGTGGACACAAGTTTTATATCAGTTGCGTTAAGCTGTAGGACAACACAGCATTGGTACCTGTGCTGGTAGTGGTATATTGAATCTGTAGAGTGTCATTGCTGATACCACCACCTAGATTCGCCAGAGAGGCTGATAGAGTAACTCCCACATCGCCCGATCCTGATATAGAATTATCAGAATAGATTAAATTAGCAGGATCATTATTACAGCTGACTGTGAATACACCATATCGATATATCGACCCTCGAGTGATTTTATAAGTCAGTGAGATGGATTGCGTCTGTGTGCTGGTCACAGGAAAATTTATCAGATAATGTGGAGTGGATTGATTATCCAGTAGTGTGATCACGTTCTGTTGGCTGCCAGGTGATCCAGCTCCAAACACTGTGGTAACTGGCGGTAACGTGCTAGATCTCAGTTTTAATATTTCAAAATAATCTGTCTGTGTGGTACAATCTCCTCGATCAAATTCTATCACAGGAAAGTTGACTAGGCTGTTCACCCCTCCATTATTCATACTCACCGAGGCTGCATAAAAATTATTAAAACTCACTATGTTTTCGATGGTTCCGCCGATCGACTTCACCCATAAAGCCTGCGCCATAATGTTGTAGAAATATGAAGATATAATTTTAAGATCTATCGGCCCCTTGGTTAAACCATTGGATACTCCATCTGTGGTTTCCGCAATCATTGCACCATAATAGGCATTTCCAAAAGAACAGTTGTTAAATTTTATGTATCGTGCATCATAGCTGATATCAACCAATCGAGCAAACTGTGAAAAGAAACAACGATCAAACACAATGTTCGCACAAGGCAGAGCTGTGGTACTTTTCAAAGTGATACCTTTGCTTAATTTAGGTGATCTTGAATCATCGGCAGATCCAAATGAATAAGTGCCGGTGAATGCACAATCTACAAATTGTAGATTGGTTGCACAATCAATGCTGAATCCCCCATAGTTCTCACCGTTTTGAAAAGAAATACCTTGTATCTTTATTTGTGTAGGCACAATACCTGATGCATTTCCAATATTAGGGTATACGTTGCCTTTGTTATCTTTAGTTACTGCTACCGAACATGCTCCACCTTCTTGATAGATCACAGTGTTGGAAGAACCTTCACCTACTAAATGAGCATGCGGAGGAATTTTTAAAGATGTTGATATGTTGTATGTACCAGCTGGAAAAAATAAAATCCTATATGATCGTGAGAGACCTGTGTCTATTACATTACAATACAATTGATCTATAGCATCTTGTATGGCTGAAGTGTCGTCAGAGACACCATCTCCAACAGCACCAAATGCTCGAACAGAAACATAATCATCTAATCTCTGTTGCAGTGTTCTAGAAACATCTGTGAGACTCTCCAGTCCTAGATATCCTTTGTACACATAACTGATTGCTGATGAGAAAGATGCGGAAATCGATGCAGAAGAAGACGTTAATATTTCGGTGTTTCCCACCGCCGGAGCACCATCTGCCACAGTGCCATTACCTATGAATAGACGTTGTTCATCTATGGCCCAGCCCAACTCACCTGAGGCTAGCTGTGGTAAATCAACGGCTTTACCTCTTCGGTTTTGAATCCTAGAAATTTGCACAATTGGCACGATTTGTTCTCCTCTAATTTTAAGTGTATTTATATTAAAGAACTGACTTGTAATATTGCTCTAAACGCTTAAACCAACGATCACTCCACTTTTCAAAATTGTCTATTTCAAATGTTTGAAATTCGTTATTTTGTGTGCATATAAAGATACGACCGTTTTTAATATCAGTATCGAATAATTTATTATGTGCCAAAGCATACGCTGTTAATTGCAGGTAATAATCTTCTACCCATTCTGATTTCTTTAACTTGCGTGATTGTTTGAAGTCCATTATGGCCGGTCGTCCTTTGTAAACTCCTATCAGATCTGTGGTGCCAGCATATAATTCAGGATAATAAAGATTGATCTCTGATCCCCATACCTCGCTGACATCGGTCAGTCCATTTTCTATGATTACATTGGCCATGGCATGTGCCTGCTGTTGTATCAAATTGCTGCCCGGAATCCTGGCCTCACCCTTGACATGTTTCTCTAGACTGCGATGCATCACAGTTCCTATATTGGCTGATTCGGTGGCTATCCTTTGTGCCTCTGCAGCTCCCACTCGTTTCTTCCAAGCATTGAGATGGGTCATATCTTTCGTCTGTGACAATATTGTGGTCACAGAAGGCACTGTTTTTCCATCTGGTGTGATGTAGTGTCTTCGACCTTCCGGGGAAGTCCTACTCAATTCATTGTAAGGATATCGTGCGACGTAGTCTATACCTTTGGCCAGGAGAGTATCGTTGGTAAATTTCATTAATGTAATTATATACTGTAATAGGCAGTATATCAACTGATAATAACGTAATTGGTTATCTAAGATCTAAGATCTTTTCTTTAATGCTCTTTGAGCCATTTTTTTAACTACGTCCGTGGAGCCGGTCTTGTCTTTGGTGATTTCTGGATCTTTTTCTGATTGCTTATCGGTCTTTAATGTAATTTTTTCATTGTCAAAATTATCTACAATATTTTTTAAAACATTGCCACCATCATATAATTTTTTAAAAAGATCGTAATTAAAATTTGGATGTCCGGTATTGTTGATAATTTGTTTTAGTGCATCAAAACTAACTTCGGAAGTTTGATCTTGATCATTGGCATCACCTTTTAATGTTTGCAATGCATTGGCTACCACGGACTCTAATTCGTTATTATTATGAGTGTCTTGTAGAAATTCAGAAAAACGCATGGCTTACTTGCCAGATAATTTTGTGTAGATTCTATTGCTAGCTTCGAAAACTTCTCGGCTCTCTCTTTGAGCTCTGCCAGCTGGTTCTGTTCCACCGGCATTGGCGTCAGTGGCCGCAAATTCATCTGAGTCCGCAGCGTCTGGAGTATTTAATGTGTCCAGGTCCGCATCAATATTGGCATCGCTGGCAGTTTGATCTGGTGCACCCACTGGTGTGGAAGTCGTCTGCTCACCTGTTAATATTCTAACCGCTTGATCTAATTCTGTTCTCGAAGATGATAAAGTTTGTTCTGCTGATTCGATGGCCGGTTTAACTTTTTGTATAAAAGCATCTGCTTTGTCTGCGCCCATCTCGTCTCTGATTTTATCAGCAAGTTCTAACATGCTTTCAGTTTTCATGTCTGCCAGGTCTCCTAGGAATGATGTAACTTTGTCCATCATGTCTTTGGCTGCTAAAATTAATTCTGACTGATGCTCCACACCTTCCTTGGTTACGATGCTGCCGATCATTTGTTTTTTATCTTTGTCATTTAAATTGGTCGCTTGCTGAACTTTTTTGATTAGTTGTTGCGTGTTTGGATCATTAAGATTAGCAAGGTTTGACATTGGAGCTTCTTTGATCGCTTGATTGATCACATCCAACATCATTTGATGTTTGTAATAGTTGCCATCTTTTAATTCTTGCCCAAAGTGTTGGTTATCTGTGATGGTGTGAATCTTGGTTCTAACCATGTTGGCCATGTCTTCGAGTGCTTCTTTGGACATGCCTCTAAGATTTAAAGTTTGTCCAAATTTGCTCTCAAATTGTTTTAATAAACTCTCTGTACTAACCTGTTTTGTTAAATCTTGTGCTTTCATCTCTTGTATTTATATTTCGTTTTTAACTACTGATAATTGTTCTACATCATTAGCACTGTTCCACTCTGTTTTTTTTTCGTGTTCTCCGGAGTTTCTATACCAAAAAACATACCTATCATAATCTTGTTGGCTAGCCCATACTGTTTCAACAGTTGTTATAGCTCTGGTAGGATCGTTGGTATCAGTGATTGTATTTTTGTTTAAAATGTTAATTACTCGACCATCATCCTTGGCCATTTTTATATAATTTCTTATTTCTTCAGACCAATAATGATTTGTGTTTATCGGATGATTATAAGTGTATGTAACTGAATAACCCATAAATTGTATTTTTTTTATTATACACTATTTAGTCGTATTACTGCGGAACATGTCATCAAATAAATTGTGTATGCGTCGCTTAATAACGTCTGCTTGTCTGTTCGCTTCGTTGTATTTGTTCTCAAATATGAACATCTGTGCATCATCTCCGACTTTTTCTGCAGATCTCCACTTCGCTTTGTAGTTTTTTATATCAAATATACGACTGGCGAACTCGCTGTCCCACTCCAGTATCTGTGCGGGCACAGTCTTACCATCTGCCAGTTTATTGGCTATCAATATGGCGCTCTGTTTAAGGTGTATGTCTTCGTACAGTATTCGTGCTTGCATCATGTCGGCTATCACATAAACGAAACGTGTCTCGTCGGCTCTCCTAGGTACTATGGCTATGTTGCCTATGAGGATGCCTTTGCTGAACTGCTTGGGTAGATGGCGGAATGGCCTATTTTTTTCATTGTCCTCGGCCAGTTTTTTCAGTCGCTCGTCTAGGTTATAGGCTCGTATCTGCCTCAACAGCTCGTCTCTGTGGCTCATATTATTCCTGTGCGAATTTTATATGCTTATTTAAAGCATATTGGGTGTCGGTGTCAAGTTTCTTTCTCACCAATATGCCTTTGTCGCTCAGTGTTTTGGCTGTTTGTACCTCATCTATTGGTAATTCGGATTGCAGGAAACTCTCTCGATCTTGGTATTTGTAGATGAAGCGATGTTGATTTTCGGTTATGAATACTCGCACATGTCGAGATATATGTATGTACATTAGATATTTTTATTTGGCAAAATGCACTATTACAACTACTATGGTGCTGAGTAGTCCTGCTATCACTGTGCCAGCAGTCATTATAAGAGTTTTGGTGGTACTCTTCTGTCCTTCTAGAACATCTTCGCTCAATCTTTTAAGGCTGGTTTCGATCGCAGAAAGACGATCGTGCAAACCTTTGTAACGCTCGGCGCAAAGATCCACGTGTGCTTCTAAATTTGTTTTTTCTAAATCACTCATTAATTGTCTCAACTCTCGTTTTATTTCCGTTACTTGTAAACGTATTTCTCTTAACCGAGCCTGTATATTCGCCATGTTTTGTCTTAATGCCTATGAGTGCCTTGAGTAACATTATTTATCTGAGTCTGCTGATTTTATAAAGTAGGTGTTTATAATATTATTATCTTGGGTTATAAATGCACTGGCTGGAAATGTGACAGTCTCCTTACAAAAATTTACTACGGGCACCTGATCAAAATCTTGTGTGAGATGCCACACAGGATCATTATTAAATCCGTAGACTTCCTGTTGTTCTACCTGCCAGGAGAATGTCCAGATGCTGTGTTTGCCTTCGTAAGCCCGACCAAATCTCCAGTTGGAGAGATTATCATTGATCCTAACAGGTGACTGTTCCCAAGTTATGTTGCCTCTTATCTGTAATAATTGTACCAGAGTAACAAAATTGGCCTGCTGATTCTTGGCAATGGTCAATGTGTTGATATCGTGTATAAGGTCACCGCCCTTGGCTGTGAATGGAAATTTTTCTTTCAATGATCCATTTTCTGTTATGTCTACCAGAGTGTAAATGGAATAGGTCGACATGTTATTCTTGGTCTTTTACTTTATTCCAATATTGATAATCGTGTTCTAAGTAATCATCTAATTGTTTCTGTCGATCGGGATTGTCTTTCAGCCATGCCTCTAATTGGCTTCTGCCTTTGTCTTCCATCTGTTTGAGTTTAGGCATGCTGTATCTCATGTTGCGTTCAAAAGGCAGGGCACCATACATGTATAATCCGTGCTTCCTTGCAAATCGTTCCATTCTGTTACCTAAATTTGCGTCTACTTTAATTAAATGCTGTGGGTTGATTTCTTGCATGACATCGTGTATTCTCAAAGTATATCTGCTGAAGTGCGGCCATTGGGTCATTATTTATTCATTCATCCACCATGCATACCATGGCAGATTCTGCATCCAAAATCTAATACCACTCCACCATCTCTCGTGTGGATCTCTTATCAATGTAAAAAGTTCTGATTGGTCTGGTTGTTTGTCGAAAGGTGGTGATTGCAATTTTATTTCTCCATAATCTCTGCGCAACCATTTTAGTATATTTCGCTCACCTGATTGCACAAGATCTAAGAATCTCATTTTTTTTACAACTGGATGCCCATTCGATGTGGTGTCCGGCAGTGAATAGATAAGAGGTGTTTTATCTCTGAGTTTGCTCTCAGGGCCTAGTATTATTGCTATCGTTTGTTCTATAGGTGTGGGCAT